CATGTGCTTCTCAGCATCAGGAGTTACGCTGATTAGTTTTACGTTGTTCTCTCTCATCAAGTGTCTCGTTAATAATGTCCTTTAGTTCTTGTCTTTCTAAATCAGTAAAGACATTTCGTTTTGGTATGACCAGTGGTGGATAAGATTTCCTTGGTGAGGTTTTACCACTGCCAGGAAAACTCATCCCTTGTGTATCTATCTTATCCATCATCGTCCTCAAATACTTCGTCATAGTCCATAATATAATTAGCAGAGGGGTCATCAAAGTTTTCTTGCTTTGACGTATATGCATCAGTATTAGAATATACCTCTGCTTCTAAAGCCTCAACAAGAAGTTTTAAATTCCTCACTATCAGTTTTAGTTTATCTCTTTCCATAAAAAAATGGGAGGTTTCCCTCCCATCTTAACACTATTCAATCGGTTTGACAATCACTTGGTGTAAGTGCGTCCACGATAGCAGAAAGTCCCGTGAGACTCTTTGCTTTCTACACAACGAGTAGAATACTCAACACCACGATATGAGGTGTGAGAGATCTGTGCGTCATGGATAGCAGATGCTCTGTTGATCTGCTTCTTGATGATGTTAAGTGTGTTCATTGTAGGTACTCCTAAAGTAGTTGGATTTTTAGGTCCGTTCCTTTAGTCGTTTGCGTCCCATGGATAACAATCAGGCGTTGATTCCTTCATGACCTCAATCAATTCCACCTTATATTCAGGGGGAATATTCTCGTTTGTCCTCATCCGAAGCATAATTGCATCGGCTTGAGCACATGTGAGCGATGAATAGAATAGAAATTCTAGCATGGGATGAACGGCTCCGTTCCGCGACTTACTTGCGTCCCACCCAAGAGTGGGATGAACGTCAGGTCTTATTATAGACCTCATACATTATTTAGTCAAGTGTCTTGGTATCAACACGAACATTTGTAATTGTGGTCATTCAAATAATGCAAAGTCTCTTTGAGACCACCACGATGCTTGAGTCCAATAGCAATCTGTGGATACTCTGCATTGCTACCAAACTCTGCATGAAATTGTGTATCTGTAAAATCTTTATCCAAGAAGTATTCATGGAAATCTTCATGAATACTTTTCAAGAGCATACCAGCTCGTTCACATTCTTGACTACCGTTACTGTAAATTACTGCTTGCATCTTGTTAGTTGATACTTATAATGTTCTATTTAATCTATTCTCTGCTTGGTCTGGGAAGTCTCTTGGTCTACTATCAGTAGCATTATCAGTCTTAGGAGAACCTTCGTTCGCCTTCATGGTATGCTGATAGTTTGGTCGTGGGTATCTCATATAGAATGGATCAGGCATCCAGTATGTTACCTGCCATTCTTGATCGGGACATAGCTCAAGATGTTTCTCTATACTGTGAGAGAAACTACCGAGTTGAATGTATCCATCGTGAGTGATGCATCTGTCATTGCCAGCATCAACTAAAAACATCATCTTACTACTCATCGCAGTTCTTGCTCTGGATTAAGATTTTTCACGAATTGCTGAGGATCCTTTTCAGACTTGTGAACCCAATGATAGCGCATCATCTCGTAAATGGGATCCCAAATGACGATACAAACATAATCAATCACGTTGTCTCCAGTCATCAGGTTTATCTTGCTGGAACCAGTCTACAATTTCGTCAGCACTTCCGAACCCCGTTTTGTGATTGGATGGATCGGGGTCTCCTAAACCCATCCTATTCAGAAAATCGTCGGTACTACCTTCTTCAATGTCTTGAGAAGCTTGGCGTCGTGCTTTCTTCAACCAATCTCTGGCAAGTGTGTGCGACTTTGATAGTTTCTCTGCCCAAATCATATCATCTAATTTTACTTCCTCTCCATTTGCAATGCATTTACAGATAAATTCCAGTCGTAGTCTGTATTTGGTAGAAAGCATAAGTTACTCAATGAGTGGGTTACCATTCTTATCAACCAGTCCCAACCTTTTAATTTGAGATAGATTAGACTTCTCACTCCTCTTCATTTTTTTATACTCTTTGATAATTTTATCAATTTCTCTCTGAGAGACTTTAACTTTCAATTCTTTATCATCATCAGAAGAAACAAATCCGAGACCTGTCTTCTTTGTTTCTTCTACAGATTCAACATAATCATTTATGTTTTCTTGAATTTCGTCTCGGATCAGAGAGTCGATTTGTTCTCTAAGATCTTCCTCGTTCATTTTCTTTTCTTTTCTTTCTTTGGTTTTTGTCCCCAGAGTTTAGGGTTAACTGTTCCATATCCAAAATCAATTTTTTGAACTGAACCTTTTCCATATCGATCATAATACATATCGAACATCTTTACTACTTTACCGCAACGGGTAAGATCCATATGCTCTACACCATCAACAACATACCAGATTAGTCTGGCATCTGTTGGAAATGTCTTATCGTTTGCTACTTCTATAGTTGTTTTTTCCAACAGAATTTGACACTCATAATCAGATGGATTGATTTGGTTTTCTTCTGATCCATACTCTGCCATTTCTTTTTCCTGTTGGTCTACAGCAACTGTCATGAGCGGCCACCCCACTGGATATCTGAGTATGCTTCCGCAACTACATCATATGTTAATTTATATTTAGTTTGTAAGCACTTATCTTTCACCAGACAGAGGATCTTTGCCTCTTCGGGATGAAGACCCTCAAGCATCTGAATGAACATTGTTTCCCTGCGGAGAGATGATAGTCCATCATTTCCACCCTTCACAAAGTTGTAAAGGTGTCGGTATTCACGACGCAGTGAAGTATGGTCAGTCCCAACAGGAACTTCATTTGGATTATATGGAACTTCTCCAGGAGGAATCATAGAGACAACAGTGTCATCAAAGTTCCAGATAAAGAGAGTTTTTAAGGAGAGATCCTCATATTTTTTGAGTACCTCAACCTTCTTTGCTCTTGAACGTTGCTTACTTACAAGTTCAAGAATCTCATGCACAAAAGGATTAGGTGGAAGTTCTTGTTTAGTCTTAGTCTTCATCGTGGTCTTCGTCGAGCTCATAATCGTTTTCAAATCGTACTGCTAAAATTTCATCGGGGAGGACATTACCATTCTCGTCAAACATCTCTGGGTGAGTCCAAACGGGTTGAGTTTGATATACATGCTCCTTTGCTAACCATCCTACCATACCTCCAACAAAAAACATAATTATGGAAACTAATGTTCCAATCGTGAGGGTTACTGCTAACATCTTCTGTCCTCCAGAGACTATTTCTTCCTGATATCCAGATAGAAATTCAGATGTAATACAATCTCTCTTCGGAAGAGAGAGACCATCTTACCGAACTTTACCTGAAAAGTTTTGGGCGGGTCTGGTTCCTTCCTCCTGTTACGTAATAATAATTCAAACCCACGATTAATGTGGGTAGTCTCATTATTTAGATTGCTTTTTTCGTCGCCCAGGTCGTCGGTCATTACTGTACCTCCGCGCATCTTCTAAGATGCTATACAAATAAGTTTTGATTTTTCGTGCCTGAGGTTTGGGGATATGCCCATAACCCTCACGCAATTGTTTGTGGTCATTATCTGTACCACCTTTCAGATACTCCTCAAGTTCTAATATAAGATCACTAAGTTCTACGGCAGTGGTGCTCTCAATAAAAGCATCTATCTCATGCTTTTTAATCTTTGTTGTTTTTAGATAGTCATAAAATTTTAAATTCATTCGACCATCAAAAGCATAATCAATAGCATGTTCGATCATATCATAGATGTCGATGAGGTTTTGTTCCATTAGACCAGTTTTTGTTCTCTTAGATACTTAACAGTTTCAGTGCATCCACCAATTATTGTATCATCTTTAATAACTCTTGGAAAGGTAGATCCTGCTCCAAATTTATCATAGAATTCGTTACGGGTGAAGTCTCTGTTAAGTTTATATATCACATGCTTAATTTCAGCAAGTTGTAATACCTGTTTAACCTTAGTGCAATAAGGACATCCGTCCTTTGAATATACTGTAAATGTCATTGTTGTACCTGTTTCCAATCGTTATCAAAAATTTCCAGACCTTTGTCTGTGAGAATGTGATCATACATTTGATCAAATACCTTAGGTGGCATAGTGCAGATCTCAGCACCATTATACCATGAACGGATAGCTCTTTGCACGTTACGGATAGATGCTGAAAGAACCTGAGTTCTGATTCCATGGATACGATACAGTTCGGAGATGGATCGTATAACCTCCAGACCTGCTACTGACTGGTCGTCTAAGCGTCCTACAAAGGGAGAAACATATGTTGCCCCTGCCTTTGCTGATAAGACTGCCTGAGCAGCGCAGAAGATCAATGTAACATTGACTTTGATTCCTTGCTCAGAGAGTCGTTTACAGACAATTAAACCTTCGCGTGTGCAAGGAACTTTTACTGTGCAGACATCACCAAACTTTTTGTACAGACGAATTCCTTCATCATACATCTCAAGGTCAGATCCGATAACCTCCATGCTTATATCTTGTACCCCAATGTCTTTGATCTTCTGATAGACATTTTCTGGATTTTTACCACTCTTCATAATGAGAGTAGGATTGGTTGTGACACCATCAACTAATCCTGTTGAGAAATATTTTTCGATTACCTCGGTGTCTGCTGTGTCAAGAAAGATTTTCATTAATGGGCGAATTACTACGCCCATTATATATCAGGAATCCTCGTCTTTGTAAAGACCCTCAAGTCTCTCTCTTGTCAAATCAACATACATCAACTCTTCACCTGCCTTAGGTGCCTCAGGATGCTTTGGTTTGGGAGGAGTCCTCATCTCTATGTTAATAGATTGAATGTTAGCCCACATCATAGCAAATGCACCACCACCAATGGCAGCAAAGCAGACGAAGTAAAAGATGACTTCAAAGTTATTCATGCTTCCTGTAGAGATTGAACTGGGTTATGAAGTTCTCCAATATCAAGGAGACCTTCAGCACTGAACCATGGAGCATTCGCCCAACTAAATCCCTCGCCAAAGGTGTTGTCTGGTGCAGTGATGTACCAATGACATGCGGTGTCTGGTACATCTACTGCACATTTAGACCAATCGTCACTCCATTGTGGAACTTGAACCCACATTAGAGCAGCAAACATAATACTGAAGAGTGATTTAAACATGTTTTATTAAAAGTTTTGCATGGTCAAGAATTTGTCCTCAAACTGGCATAATCAAAAACTTTCTGAGGAATATTAATTCCTAATGATTCTTCAAATCCTTTGAATCCTGGAGCAGAATTTGCTTCACAGATTCTATATCC